TCTCTTCTTCATCTACAATGATAAAATCATTTTCTGACATAGGTTGTCCCTTTCTATCGTATGAACATCGCATCCCCCATGTAGAGGGTGTGCCTTCATTTCACTACTTATGTACCGCTACTTTGTAGCTCCTTCTTCCTATTATAATAACCGACTTTACGCCAGTTGGCAAGTCAGTAGTTTACTTTTCTTCCGCAGGTGCAAATAACTCACTTGTTCCGTCCAGAACTCGCTTCTCCTCATCCATCTCAAAGAACCACCCAAACAATTTGAGGGCTTCATACCCTTTCAGCAGTTTATCCGCCTTTTCTTTGGCGTAGCGTCCGCTATAATCATAGGTTTCTCCTACCGTATTCATCGACCCATGCAGAAACACAAGCATTTGATGTGTGATGCTCAATCCTTGGAACGTCTCAGTTGCCTGCTTTCTCTCTTCTTCGCTGTACTTCCACTCATCGTCCTCCAGGAAAAAGCCTCTCGCAATCGAACCGTACAGACCGTAACCAATCAGCACAAGGGCTTCCCAGATTTTTTCTCTCGCTGCGTTTTCGTCCTTAAGAGCCGGGATTTTTCCAGAAATAATTCCGGAGATAAAATCTTTTCTTCTGGCAGCACTTCCTTTCAGAATTTCCTTTACCTCTTTTGACTTTCTATCCTGCTCTTTCTTCGCCAGCTCTTCTTTTGTCAGCTTCTTCTTTTCCTTCGGAGCTTTCGTAACGATTCTTAAATCTCGCCATGTCTCATACCAGTACATCTGCCCTTTCTGCTCTGGCAGTTCAATCTCATCCGGCACATCGTCTGTCAAGTTAATCTCTATCACCGTTTTCCACTTTCCATTGTACATCTGCTGGGAATACTGCTCCGGTGCTTTCTCTACCCCCATCTTTTTCAGCTTCGCTTTGAGCTTCTTTGCGTTCTCTTTCTTCTTAGCATTTGTAATCTCGTTCTGAACCCGGCTCACAATATCTCTGGAGCTGCTGGCCTTATCCAGAATCTCATTTCGCATTTCTACATCCTTGATTTTCTCCAGTTCGTACAGGTCTTTCAATTTCTCCTGGTCCAGCTTCGCAATATTCAGCCTATGCCGGACGGTTGATTTACTGAATCCGGTCTTTTCTGCAATCTGGTCTTCCGTATCTCCCAAATCGAGCATCATCTGGAATCCCTGGGCCTGTTCCTGGATGGTAAGGTCTTCACGTTGAATATTCTCCAACAGCATGATACCTACTTGCTCTTTACGGGAAATCTTGCTTCTAATCTGGCATGGAACTTCTACCAGGCCTGCTAATTTTGCCGCCTCCAGTCTTCTATGTCCTATCAATGCATGGAAATCACTGATTACCGAAACCTTATCGGCATCCGGCTGATCTTCCGGGTCTGCCGTCAATGCACTTGCCGGAATAACCGTCAAGTTCTGCATGACTCCATGCTTCTTCATTGATTCTGCCAACTCTGTCACATCTCCGAGGTCTTTTCTCGGATTATCCGGATGCGGATATATATTCTCCACTCTGATTTTTACAACTTCACTGCTCTCCATTACTTTTCCTCCTTTTTCTTTTCAAATTTCAGACCCAGCTTTTTCCCGTCTTCCAGAATCCTCTGCATCTCTGCCTCATACTCTCCAGCACTCCGCACCGGTGCAAACGTCATTCTAGTGCCGCTCTTTGTTGGTTTTCCCATTTTCTGTAGTACCGCGCCTTTTGTCTGGAGTTCATCCAGTCTGATGCTGATGACTGCAATCTGATAGAATCTCTCTTTCTCATCGAACAGCTTTTTTGTCATCCCCGGAAACATCGTCTGATATTTCATGATTGTGATCTTATGTTCCATCATCGCCCTCCTTCACATTACTCCGCCGGGAACTCATACACGATGTTCTTCTTGTACATTGCCGGTCTTGTTGCCTGGGCCGCAGTGTCGAAGAACTCAAACGTATAACATTCATTTTCATATGCTCCGCAGAAATCTTTCAGCACCTGCAAGCACCGTTCCTTTGTCTGATACTCTGCAATCTCTTCCAGACAACCATCAGATATGCAAATTGTGTGTCTGGCGGTTCCCTTCTTTCCCTTGTGGTTTACCTGTTCTGAATATTCCAGGGCGTTAAAGGCTCTTCCGAACCACAACACCTTTTCTTTATTCTGGCTTACAATCAGCATCTTTCCCTTCCTCCCGCTCCCAGAACTCATTTACAACTTCCTGCACTACTGCATATTCCAGATCGCCGTTATTCTCCAGCATTCTATCCTCTAACTTCTCAGAAATAGAAACAAACACCTGATCCGGAAATTCATCTGTATCCTCTCCTGCCGCAGCACACACATCTTTTCCCCATTGCACTTTTTCAGACTTTTTTCTTTCCTCGTATTCATATTCTGCATACGCATCCGCAAGGTCCAGAACCACATTCAGTTTATTGTTATCCGGCTCATCCTGGAACATATCTTCCAACTCTCTCATAAACTCTTCTCTATCCATTTTCTCACGCCCTTTCGTTACATTTTTCTCTTGCCTCTTTCTGTGCAAGCTCCTTCTGCCCGTTCCAGTCCTTCACTGATACATGAGGTCCGAGACTTCCACACTTCGAGCAACAAATTCTATATCCGTTGTTACCCATCCTGCGGATTCCCACTCTTCTATCTCCGCAGCCGCAGAACGGGCATGGTTTTAGCTTTACTAACTTATTTTCCATGATTCCTCCTATCTGCCCTTAATTTTCTCCGGCACATCTTCTTGAACTGCCACATCCCTGCAGAACCGCTCCGAACAACTGAAATCCGTAAATGAACCCCTGCATTTCTGACTCTATCGCCACATCGTATACCGCAGATGTTATCGCCGTATCAGCTTTCGCCCCAGGAACCTGTGCCTCCATAACCGCTCTCAGCCGTTCGTAGGCCTGCGTCAGTTCTGGAATCTCCCGGTTTTCGCCCTTCGGACCGGTAATAAACTGATTGAACAGTTCCCGGACGTCCTTGTATCCACTCTCTGCATCCCCTACCAGTTTCTGGCCACTTACCCGACAGCGAAGTTCTTTTTCCATCTTCTCAATGCCGGTCTTCTTTTTCCCGTAGCATCTATCTCTTTTCATTCTCGCCAGATAGAGCTTGCAGGCTTTTTCAGTCAGTTCCCACATCGGGTACTCCTGGTGTCTTGCCTTGAACTGTGCCATTTTGAACTCTGTCTGCTCCATCGGTTCCAGCTCCACGATAAGCTGTGCGATTCTGCGATATGTAACCGAGTGATATTCCTGGAACATATCCGCCACCTCCCGGCTTGTCATGATGGTTTTTCCAACCTCTACCGGCTTCTCTTCCTCACATACATCCACCACTGCCATCTGTGAGATAATCTTCTTTACATCGTCCATCAATTCTACAATCTGCTCGCTTCTCTTCATAACCTGCCAGCTCCTTTCTTCAAAGCACATAACGTACAACACGCTCCGTCGAGTTTGCTATGGAAAATCACGCCTGCATCCTCCGGTCTTTTCCAGCAAAGTGCTCCACATACCGGGCAACGCACCTTTTCCCATCCTTCCTTTCCTTCCGGCACACTGGCTAACAACGGCATACACAGCCAACCGCCTCTGTCCGATTCTTTCCTCGGTTCAATCTTCATACCGCTTTTCCCCCTCTCTCATCCAATAATTTTTTCAGCTCTTTTACAACCGGATGCCAGCTTCTGGTTCCTCTCACTCTCCGGTACACATCAGCCAGAACTGCATCGCCGCCAGGAACAAAGGCTTCCATTCTGGCCTGTGTCATTCTCATATCATGGAACCCATCCGTAAATCTAAGCTCACCTCTGTCTTCGTATAAAACTACTCTCTTTGCTCCCAGGCGGCCCCAGTCTTTGACGTTTACTGTCCGTCCTTCTCTATTCATCACGCATCTTCCTCCTTCGCAAATTTGCTGTTGAGGCTTTCCATGATTGCCTCCAGTCTCTTCGCTCCGATTCCCGGCGTCTCACTGATTGCTTTCTGCACTTCCGTAATATCAATCCCAGGAACCGACTTTCTGCCCTCTTCATATGCTGTCATATAAAGATTCTTGCAGAAGTTCTCAAACTGCTGCCGGTCCATCTTCTTCACTCTTTTATAATCTTCTCTCCGGAGCATATAGCCTGCTCCGGATTTCATATTTCTTGACTTATTCATGATCTCTGCCTCCCTACTTCGCCAGTTTCTTCATTGCCTTAAAAAATTTCTTCATGCTCTTCATAAACTTTTTCATGCTCCACACCTCCTTAAGCGAACGGGATTTTGCTCTCGAACCAGCCGCCATGTTTCTCAATAATCTGCTCCACCAATGTTACCGGAACATATCCATATACCGTTTCTGTCGGTGTTTCCGGGTCTTCTGCATACGGCATCAGTAATTCTTCTCTCTGATTCGGAAATCCAACCTCACACGTTTCATACTCTCCGCTCTCCAGATTCGTTCTCGGCGTACAATACAGTGAATCTCCAGCCTGCACACTCATCTTGAATCCATCCTTGCAAAAGATGTGAGGTCTCGGAATCTGTACTATACCTGCCATCAGCTTATATGTCTTCTGGAAGAAATCTTTCAATCCGTCATATTTAACGTAGCGTTCTGCCTCCGTCAATCCATTCGGAAAACAATGTCCCTTGTACTCCCACATGCCTCCTCCGGCTCTTACGAACGTAGCATATGTTCCGCAGCTCTGCATCGTTTCCGGATTAACTGCATGACTATGTGGCTCTCCTACCTGGAAATACCCTTTCTTCATCGTCCGAGGTGGCAGAATATCCAGAAAGTAGTCCGCCACACCTTCATCTACCAACTCTCCCGGCTTGCAGTATGTGTCCCAGTCACCGCAACCGCTCTTATTCCAACCATCAATCGTTTTCAGTTCCATCTTTAGCACCCCTCTCTCTTTCTAATCTCCGCAGACGCTTTATCCAGTGCCTTTAACAATCTTGGAGATGCTGCAACCTCTTCCCAGGTCAGCCCCAAGCTATCCAAAGTATCTTCAAAATCTCCAGTATATCCGTACTCGTGATTATCCAGTTCGTACTTGAACATCTGGTAAAGAAATCCTGTTCCATCTTCATCGGCCGCCTTTGCCGCCTCCATCTCAGCGTTGTGCCGGTCCAGTACCTCATGGAAACGCTTGTGATCTTTCTTCTGGATGAATCCACCGCCCGGAATCCGATAAATCTTATCCAGGTCTTTCTCCGGGTCAAGTCCCCATTTTCCCATCATTTCATCAAACTGCTTATCTGAGAACGCAAACCCCAACGGCAGCTCATTGAACTCTTTCTGCTGTCTGTCTCTTAACTCTCTATAGCTCTCCATCTTAACTTTCCTCCTCAAACTCTGCCATCTTGCTTCTGTCAAATTTCATTGCCGGATATTCGCAGTAACCGCTTCTCCGAGTACGCCCGGTTCTCTCCGCAAATCCGTTTTCTTCCAGAAGAGCCACCGCCCAAGGGCAATTATTGGTGTCAACATACGCCTCATCTTCTGCCAACGAATGATCGCACAGGCAGGTGGTTACTCTCGCAATAGGTCCATCCCATCTGTTATAAATTTCAACAGCAACGCTATTGTCTTCCACATACTTACCGACTCTTAACTTACAGTCCTTATACTCTGAATACTCTGTCTTAACATTCAAACTTGCCATATCAGTTCTCCTCTCTTCCCATTTCCTGGGATAACTGTTTTCTGATTTCCAACTCCGGTGCATCTTCTCTTTTTAATCTGCTCAGACACATTCCACTGTCATGTACCGTAAAATGAATATAACCTTCTGCACTCAATGTAATGCTTACCAGCTTTTCTGCCGTTCCATGCTGGCCTGCAATCTCCGTCAGCTTATCCAGTACCGGCATTACTTCCCTGCTCAGTTCCGCAAACTCTGCCTGTCTCACTTCATTTCCTCCTTTGCTCTGGCGAACATATCAAAATCCTCGCACATATCGCATTCACTGCTGCTTAAAATATTCTGGCAAACCTGGCATTTCGGGTTTAACCGTCTGTAATAATCCGGATGATTCTTTTTCAAATCCTCAATCGTGAACAGTGCCACTTTCATATCCTGCATACATTATTCCTCATGCTTTCCCAGAACCTCATCTGCTTTTCTTAACAGCGCAAGACATCTATCATTCTCCTTTTTAAGCTCTTCTTTCTTCCGCTCCCTTTCTTTGTAAAACTCCTCATTTTTCAGCTCTTCTTCCCACCCATTGATGAACTGCTGTACTTCTCGGACATTATTAAATCCGCACTCATCCTCGTAATCATTTCTGGCAGTGAAGATAATGTACTTGTTGTCTCTGCGTTCATCATCGATAGCGACTCCAAAATACAACTCATCCCTCTTCTCTTCGTCAAGCGGCTCGAATCTTACATCATCATAGAGCGGACCGACCATCGGGCAGTTATTCTTGAACCATACTCTGTAGTTATCCAAGATGTAATTGCTCGTAACCCCTTTCAAGATGCTCCAGATTTTTGCCAACCGGCCTGCCAGTGCTTTGTCACTGCAAAACCAGTCATACCAACCGGCCTCAATCTGGGTATTTCTGTCTTTTGCAAGGAAATCTCCCTTGCGGTATCTCTCACAAAACTCTCTCAGCGTTATGTCTGCCATCTCTATTCCTCCTCGTAATCTTCGTAATCAATATCTGCATACTCACAGATACCTTCATAGCTCGTGCCGTTCTCATACATGTTTTTCAATGATGCTCCAAATATTGTGCCATCCCACTGTCTGATTTTGCTTTCAATCTCTTCATTCAGCCGGGTATTGCTTCTGTCTGCCATACTCTCACTCCTCTCCTACATTTCCAGATGCTCAATTTTCATGGCTTCGTCTACTGCATCTGCTCCGTATCTTTTTTTCAGATAAGAAACTGCCACATCCCACTCATGCGGATCGTTGACCGTCTCAAATAATTTCTTAGCCTCTGTAATGCACTGTTCCACTACCAGGTCTCCTTTCGCAACTCTGATGATTCGCTTTCTCAGCCCCTCCACCTGTCTCTGTGCCTGTGCCATTGCCCGGTCAAGCGTCTCTGTATAGTTCGCAGCCTCCATCATATTCTTGATGATTGGCATTCCAAAGGACTTATACAACTCTGCTATCTGTTCCTTACCCTCTACCTCGCTGATGGACGGATGCCATGTATACACATGCTCCACGATAGAATAATCTTTCTGGCTTATCTCAGCCCCAATTCTCTTTTCAAATTCCTGCTTTGTCATACCTCTATGCCTCCACCTTCTTGTAATCTTCCAGGATGCTCAACAGCGTCCCTTTTCCAATTCTGAACTTCTGCTTGTGTCCGCATCTGGTCCCCATATAATTGACAACCGTTCTTTCTGGAAGCTCATGCTTTATGTACTGGATTATGTAATAATGACCATCTCCATGATGAACAACATCTATGTATTTGTGCTCATTCCGGATGTTCTGGTATGTAGCCTTTTCAGTTCTGTTTGCTCTTGATCTCTTTGCCATATTCTTCGCTCCTTTGAATTATTACTTCGATTTTTCGAACCTTGCAGGTAAAAAAATAAGCCTACTTCCAACAAAGCTCTCTTACTTTGTCTGCTCGGCTACCAAATCCATACTTTTCAAGCATCTCCAAATCTGCTTTCACTGCCTCATCTTCCAGCGTGCATCCACAATCACTCAAAGAATACAGCTCATCTGCGATTTCATCAGCAACGCTTTCTTCTCCAGCTTCCAGGGCTTTTTCAATGAACACCCGCAGCATCTTCTGTGCTGCATCCCATTCCGGATAACCAAATTCATTTTTATCTCTTTCACTTAACAGGCTTCTGTATATTACTAATGCGTTCATCTTGACTACCTCCGTTTGTATCGTGTATTTGTTTTGTTATTTTGTAACTTTATTATACTTCGATAACTCGAACGTGTCAAGTGTTTTACTTCTATTTTGCAATTATTTTTACCAGGGCGATTTCATATCCCAACGCACTTACGATTTTCTCCAACGTGTCACAGCGAATACCGCATTTGCTTCTGGAAATAATCTGGTTCGCATACTGTCTGCTCACCCCGATTTTCTTTGCCAGGTCCACTGGTCGCAACTCCTCAACTTCCAGAACCTTTTTTATCAGCTCATTGCAGTCAGTTCCTCTAATTTCTTCCATCCTCTACCTCTCTTTCAATCCAATCAGCAACTATCATTCCGCAGTTATCAGCTATCTGATACAGAATCTCCGTATCATCCCAGGTGTAATTGTTCAGAAAATCTGCCAAGCTCTCCCACCCCATTCTCTTCACAATCCGCTTCGCATCGTTCTTTTTAATCTCGAACCAGGTCAAGTGTTCATCCTTAAATCTGATGTCCCGGCATCTGTCCTGTACATAGGTTTCAAGAATCAGTCTTCCAAACATTTCCTACTCCTCCTCAAACAGCTTGCTTGCTTTCTGGGCCAGTATCTCATTTCTTCCGGATTTATCATCAAATATCCGGTGGCACTCCTCCAACAGCTTGTCTACTCTTTCCTGGGTTACTTCCAGGCCTGTACTCCGGATTGCTTCCTCCAGGTCTTCCAGATACCAATCTTCCCTGTACCAGATAGCGTTTGCCCTGCGGTAAATCTCATCAATTATCTTCTGTCGATTTTCCTCGGTTGCCTCCAACAGCCACTCAAAATTCAGTTTCCCATCCTTGGTTGTCGGATTGTACTTTCCGGAACATCTGTCCTGCCGGTCCGTTACATAGGTCTGAACGCCCCACCACGTTTCCGGTTCTTTATCTATAAATCCCTTTCTCTTCCACATTGCCGGAAGTGAATGCTTTCCATGCGTGTTTTCGTTCTTTCGGAACTCTACTACAATTTCCTCTCCCAACGCATTTCTGTCTGCGAAGGTAAACCACCAAACCGGCGGTACTGTATGCTCACACTGATATACTTTTCTCATTTTTCTGCTCCTTTCGCTAATGATTCAGCAATCGCCTCCATCATACTCTGCGATAATTCCAGATACTGCTCTACGATATAGAATTTAGCACTCTGCCCGTTCTCATCCCATATTTCAAAATACCGGAATCCCCTTTCTTCCTCGGCTTTATCCTCCTGCACCTTCACATACTCTCGTGCCTTGCTCTCAACGATTTCATCCAGTTTCTTCATGACCGTCTCCAGGTCAATCGACACATCCACCACTGCACACCCATTTGTAAATTCGTTCTCCCAGAACCCATGCAGGACATACACTACAATTTTCTTTTCCTCCACCCCGGTGTCCTCCTATCCGTAGATAATATCGTCGAATATCGCATACTGGATAATCATGTCTGCCACTGTCGCATCTACCATGCAACAATCCAATTCATAGACTCCTTTGCTGCATCCTACAGAGTCTTCCGCATCCACCAGGATATTGTACGGCTTGTCTTCATCCTCCAGATACTGTTTTACTCCGCTGAGCAACTTTTCCTTGTTCAGTTCTCTCTTCATGCCATCCACCGAATCATGCAATACCAGGACTCCTCCTCTGCTGATCTGCTCCGATGCAAATTCTCCGAGATACTTTCCTTTGACTTCTGCTCGCCTGCACCAGTAGCAAATACCGCCCTCCAGTGCCGTTGTAACAATATCATCAATATCCTCTGTGCTGATTCGTACGCTTATCTCAGCCTTGATTTCCTCATACTCTTTTCCCATCAGTCTTCCTCCTCATATCCTACTCTCTCTACATAGTTTACGCTGTCCGGTTCGCATTCAAATTCCGGACACAAGGACCGCCATAACTCCTCCAGCTCATTTATGCCATTTGCGGTCAGCTCTGTTTCATCGCCATCATTGAAGCCGATTCTGTATACGCTCGGCCGCTTACCTTTTCTGACAATTCCTTTGCCCGCTCTTCTCAAATCCATTATTCCTTGTCCTCCACTCCGGCAAACTCCAAGATTTTCTCTCTGGCGAATCCCTCAATCACTTCCAGGTAATTTCCCGGCCACACATCCTTGTTCGGCTCGTAGGTTTCTGTGAACTCATTCGCCCAGTCCACAAATTTCTGTTTCCAGGTTATGCTATCAATGTCTGTCAGTACCTCAAACAGATACTCACTCTCTCCCTTGAGCTGTTCCAGCATCATCGCTATTTCCATCAGATTTTCCGTCTGCTCGTTATACTCCAGCATCACGCCACCTCCTACTCTGTTCTTACCAAGCCACCGTTTGCAGGTGCAATTCCGATACTTCCCAGTTCGGAACAATCCGGTGCATCCAGGTTCGCCACATACGCAAGTGAAACCCTCCCGTCCAGGTCTTCTCTATCTAGTTCCCACTCTTCTTCCTCTGCACTAACATACAGCAACGCCAGGCATCTTCCAAACACCATATTGCTCAATATTGCAGCGTATACAATACCGCCGCTTTCTTCTTCCCAGTCGGCAACAGCTTTCTTCTCCTCATCGTTCAAATCGTACAGAATACCTACCGTCTCAGATTTAAGGACCGTTCCCTGCTTTCTGAATTTTGTGATTACCTGCGGCATCATTCCCAGGCGGCACATACGACCAACCGCTTCTTCTACCATTTTTGCTCTGTCCTGCTGATTCTTTGCATCCATTATTTCTTATCCTCCGTTTTCTTCTCTAAATCTTCCAGTCCGAGTGTTGCATTTACGAATGCCAGTGCACATGCGGCTCCGATGCATTCTCTGATTCCGGTTGAAACTCCAACGATCAAGCACACCAGCATAGCCAGTGAAAACATTCTTCTGCTTTTCTTCATTTACTTTCTGCCTCCTCTGTGATAAACTTGGTAGCACGAGGAGAACTTGTCTCCCCGACTACCGAGCTGTTTTTCAGAACATTACTTGAACCAGGTCAAAACTGCCGTAACAACTGCTATCAGCATTGTTACTATGGAAATTACGATATGTGTCCAGCATTCATAAATTTCAATTTTGGTCTTCTTCAACTGCTCTGAAAGCAGCTCTTCTTCTTTTTCTTCAATCCTGCGTTTTCTTTTTCCCAACGGGCAATTCCTCCTTTCTCATTTGTTCTGTCCTCTGCATTCCTACGGGGTTGGAACCGTCTGACAAGCATATGTACTATTCCATCAACCTTGCCGCCTGCATTACTTTGTATCGTGTATTTGTTTTGTTATTTTGTAACTTTATTATACTTCGATAACTCGAACGTGTCAAGTGTTTTACTTCTATTTTGCAATTATTTTTCGAGCTGTCGAATTAGTGTGTGTAGCATCTTTGCAACGCAAAGTGCTATTCTTTTTTATCTCTTTATCTATCTTTATCTCTATCTCTTACTCTATCTCTAATTATGGTGTAGAAATCATGTAAGAAACCTTACAAGGTTTTATATAGGAAATGTTTTTTACTTCGATTTTTCGACTTATTCACATTATCAACATTCTTCCTGTGGATAACTTCGGAACTCAGATTGAACTTTGCAGAACCGCATTTTCAGCATATATGGCTTTAACATCGTACACGCTTCTATACCGGCTTTTAGCTCTTAAGCATAAGTTAGTATCTAAAAACGTCTGTCGTTGCTCAGGCACATTTCGTCAAATTTGAAGGGGAATTTTTGTGAATTTTGTATATTGATTTATTCTACAGACTTGCTCCGCAATAAAAAAAGAAGCCCCGGCGTGATACCGGGGCAATGTGACATATTTTCCTTTTTTGACCATAAGAGGTGTGTTTAATTTTCTTAGTTCCTTGCCATAAAGGCATTATTTGATGTATACTTTGCCATCGTAATAAGCAGCCATCCAACCGCTCGGTGCTTTCATCCAGATATCGTTTCCGACATTCCGTACTTCCTGGCACGTTACGACCGTTCCTGCATCCAGGCAGCCATCATTGTCCTTATCGTGTTTCTGACCGTCAGCCGTCAACTGCGTATGTTTCTTTGCGTTGTAGTTTGTTCCAGGACCCGTCCGGACTTTCAGCTCTACCTGCAAGGTGTATTCATGTCCGGCAGTATAAGACGGAGTGTTCTTCTTTTCCGGAGCACTGGCTGCTGTCTTTCCGTTGTAAACAGAAACCAACTTAGCCTTAGATGCCGGTCCGTACTTGCCATCCTGCTCCAAACCGTAAAATGCCTGGAACGCAAGCAGAGCTTTCTCCGTGGCTCCGCCGAAGGAACCATCCACTCCGGACTTGCCACAAGAGTATCCGCAGCCAATCAACATCTTCTGCATCTCTTTTACTGCATCTCCGGAATCTCCTTTCTGAAGATAATTCCTTACGCTCACTGTGCCAGCATTGCTGGCTTCTCCGGTATATCGGTAAACATACTTCCACGGCTTGTTGTAATAGCTCCGGATGCAGATCTCTCTACCTGTCTGATCTCCAGACTTTCCTCCTGTCGTGGTTCCTTTTTCATTGATACTTGCATGCACCAGCTTCCCATTTCCGCAATAGAAGGCTGTATGACCGTTGCCAAGGAGAATATCTCCTCGCTTCATTCCGCTTCCGGTTGACAGATTCACGGATGCGATCACATTCTTAAATCCAATATTCGGCAGAACTTCCGGCATATTACCAGTGTACGTTGCACCCTTCTGTTTTGCTGGGATTCCGGCGTTTTCCAGGCAATTGATAACCAGCCCGGAACAATCATAGTTTGGGTTGCCCCAACGGTCAACCTGGTCGTACCCGTGAGTATCGTCCAGTGCAATCGCTTCTGCCATTGTTACGGCATTTTCAATCTTACTCACCTTTGTTTCCTCCTTCTGATAAATTTTTAAATATTGCTCGCCATAAGAAGCCCTCGCTTTCTTTACGGCTTCTCCGGTATTCTTCGGGGATTCAAACTTCACCAGGAAGACATCTGATGCTTCCTGGACGGAAGTTGCTGTTTTCAGCACATTCCATACGCTCCTGTAACTCTTCTGCAATTCGCTCAGCATGTACTCTGTCTGAACTTTTGCATCTCCGATGGATACTCCTCTGGACTTAACCAGATCGTAAAGGCCGGCCTTTCTTCCGGCAGATGTCCACTGGCAGAATCCGTAACCGTACTGCCTGGAATCTCCCAACGGATGCAAGAACAACGCTCTCGTTATCTTTCCGGAGTCTACCGCTTCCGTGTAGGTATCGTCCGTGTATTTATAGTTCAATTTCTTCTCACAGAGATTTTCCAGATTCCGGGGATTCGCTCTGGATTCTGCGTAAATATTCCCCATAGCCGCACATGCACCATATATCGTGCAACCGGTAGCCATCAAAGCGTCAAACAAAATATCTGTGTATGTATTCCGTTCTATTGCCATTTGTAAATTCTCCTTCATTCACAAAAAGGGGCAGGGATTTCTCCCCACCCGGTCATAAGTATGTGTCCTCTTCTGGGTCCATCTCATCATCATCTTTCGGATGCAACTGTCCCATCTTGTCCATCAGCAAAAATGTCAACGGAACGAACACCGCAAACAAAATTACCAACGGCCAGAAGATTCCTGCCATCAGCAGCACCACCAGCAAAAGCGGATAATTCGGCTTGCTTGGCTCATAGTACATGCCATTGTCCTGGCAGTACAGCTCTTCGTCTTCATCTTCCATCCGGCACAATATCCGGATGCCCCAGATGTAGACCGGCTGACACAGCAAAATCCCCAAAAGGTACACCAATAGGATTTTTAAGCCCATAGCTCCTCTCTCCCTTCTCCGATCAGTTCTGAGAGCCATTTACCTTTCCATCGTCCAAAAGGTCCTTAACTTCCTTGAACCACCAGTCAATAATTTTCAGCAGCACCTCTTCGGACATGATTACCTGCAACCACTTAGGCAGCAATCCTCTTGCCTGCTGTACTACCCATTTCAGTTTCTGTTCTCCCTGGCCGGACTCTTTGTAGATATGTTCAGCGTGCAGGAACAGCTTGTACACCTCTTTCCGGATGCCATCCAGTCCCTTCGCTTTCGCATACTGATATACGACCACTGCTGTCACAACGACCAGCACTGCAATCACCAGGATCAGAACCGGAATCGGCACCTGGTTTAAAAAATTCAATAATTCCATAGAATCAATCCTCCTAATATGCTTTGTAATCTCTTGATAGTTCCCTGTATCGTTTTTAATTGTTTGAATGGGGAAATTATTGCCTAACCGCTATACGAGCGGATATGATGCAAATACAGCCTTCCATTTCATTCCCCTGTGATATGGTTTACTCCCTGCCTTGTCAGAAAGTTCTCCAGATCATGTTTCTGCTCCAGCTCATAGTCTAATGCGACGTGCATGTCCCCGTTGCACTTCGCATCCGGGATTCTCTGTACTGCTTTGGCTGTTGCCTCCGACAAACAAAGAGAACCGTCAAGAGCTTTCAGCATCATGTACTGTAACTCCTCACGGTTCTTCTCTTTGTCATCCTGTTCTTTTTGTCTGCGTGCCCGTTCGTCTTTCTCCGCTTCTGCACGTTCCTGGATCCGTCTTTCCAGTAACCAGAAACAAAATGCTACGATGGCAGATGGCACACCGGCAGCTATCAATAACTGCATTGGTTTCTCCTTTCTGATTTTACTTCGGATTTTCAGAACTAATCTACTTCCGTGGCTCTGCTCGTATCCGCATAGGCTGTCCCTCCTCTGCTCTCAAATGTTATCTCATCATCGTCACAGTCTGCATACTTCCGGCACGCATACTCAACAATGTCAAGATCTGCCTCTATTTCTTCCAGGCTCTTTGTCGGTGTTCCCTTGACCAGAAATACCAGGTCATAGATTGCCGACCAGAGCTTTGAGATAATCTGTAGCTTTGTCATTCTCTTTCTCTTCTCTCTTCCTTCTTCCGGAATAGGTGGTAATGTGGCTTCTCTTCTCCGAAAAATACCCAGCGAATATAATCGTCCAAGATAATTCCCAGTGCAGACAAAAAGAACCATAATGCCGTGAACTGAGGGCATATCTGACCGAGGATATTTCCAGGCATATTGCTATAGTCCCAC